GGCGACCTCGGCATCGACGCGACGATCAGCATCGCCAGCCCGATCGCCAAGCAGTACTTCAGGGACCGGATCCCGAACCTGCGGGGCGTCAACAGGTTCACCAAGCGGCGGATCCGGAGAGTCGTCGCCGAGGAGATCGCCAAGGGCTCGCCGCTCGGCACGCAGATCCGGAGGCTGCGCCAGGAGTTCCGCCTGTTCCGCCGCGGCCGGGCCGGTCCGCGCGGCCCCTCGAGGGCCCGGACGGTGGCGCGGACGGAGAACGGCATCGCCTGGGGCGTCGGCCAGCAGGCGCAGATGGCCGAGGCGGGCGTCCTCGCCAAGATCTGGATCACGGCCCGCGACCTGCGGGTGCGCGACTCGCACAGGACGATGGAGAGACAGTGCCGGCCGATCGACGACCCGTTCGTCACCGGGGCCGGCAACCTGCTCATGCACCCGCTGGACCCGGCCGGCGCGCCGGAGGAGGTCATAAATTGCCGATGCGTCGCGGCCCCGGCGCCGCGCGGCTGCGAGGAGGCGCGGCTGGCGACCTACCGGCAGCGGACGCGGCACTGGCGGGCGATCATCGCCGCGCAGCGGCCGCACGAGCGGGCGCTGATCCGGGCGCTGCGGGCGGAGTGGCTGAGGCAGGAGCGGGACGTGGTCGCGGCGTTCAGGGCTGCGGCCTAATGTACGAGACTAAACGAAAAGTTTACTATCGTATCGCCATCACGACCCGCCACGACCTGCGGCGCGGCTGCGTGAATTGCGGGCACCGCGAGTTCATCGTCCTCGAGCGCGGCAAGCGCGATGCTTTCGGCACGAAGACGGGCGTCGACGTCGAGGCCTGCGAGCGGTGCAACCAGACGAGGCACGTGTGAGGGAGAGGACGGCGCCGGCCATCTCCACGGAGAGCCCACAAAGGGGCGCGAATACAGAGGCCGGTCCGCTCGATGGTGGCGCTGGGACGGCGTCACCTGGTAATGCATCGAGCGGGCGCCCCCGCCGCCCTCCCCGCCCCTGCCTTGCCCGGGCAATATGAGCCGCTCGACCACCGCGACGTTCCTCCTCGCCATATCCGCCGGCCTCGCCCTTCCCCACGAGGGCGGGCGGCGATTCTACTACAAGAACCTTACCAAGAAAGCCAGCACGAAGAAGAAGCAGAAGCGCAAGCAGCGGCAGCGATCGAGCCGGCGAAACAGGTAGGGCCTCGGCGCCGAGGATTGCGCGCCCGGGGCATCCCGACATAACCTCTCCGTAGTCATGACAACTCCAATCCAGGCCTTGCCGGCTTTGTCGGCGATGCCCACGATCCGGCAGGTTCTCGCCGGCGAGGCCGCGTGGCACGTGCCGCTGCCGGCCGCCGAGATCGTTTTGCCCGACGGCGTGCGCGATCTCGACCTTGTCGGCCTATCGCCCCGCGCCGCTTGCGCCGAGCTCCGGACCGCGCGGGCGAACAAGAATGGGCAGGCCTTCGACCTCAACATCGTCGCCTCGACGACCACTCTCGTGCGCGACGGCGGCATCGTCCCGCTCGACGCCTGGCGCGAGGACCTGCACCTATTCTTCCCCGATAACCCGGCGATCCTGTGGCAGCACGACGCGCGCGTCGGCCCGATCGGCGTCGCCGTCGCCGTCGAGCTGCGGGGGCGGAACGAGAACGGCCGGATGCTCCAGTGGTGGAGGTTCAACGACGCGACCGAGCAGAGCCAGATGGCGCACACGCTGTTCGCCCTCGGCGACCTCAGGGCCGCGTCGGTCGGCTTCATCATCCGGGCATGGCACAAGGTCTCGGAGGAGGAGCTCAAAAAGCTGCAGAAGAAGTTCCCGGCCGCCCACGAGTGGACGTGGATCGTCGACCGCGCCGAGCTGATCGAGACGTCCGCCGTCTCCGTCGGGGCGGATCCGGGCGCCCTGGCCCTGAGCGCCGGCGAGGCCGACCTGCGGGACGCGTTCGACGCGCTGGGCACGCGATACGCCTACGGATGTTCCTACGCTGAACAGGGCGAGTACGTGAAGGCCCTGGCCGCCCGCTGCGCCGCCGGCGACGGCGAGGCCTGCCGGGTTCTGATCGACGGCTTCGCCGGTGACGACGACGACCGTGCCGCGCTCCCGTTCTCCGCACACGGCGGGACGTACGCCGTGGCGGCCAAGACGGCCGCATGGGACGCGGGCAAGGAAGTGAAGGCCATGCCGGCCGAGCGCAAGGCGCTCCGGGCCCGGCACGCCTGGGTGAACGCCGACGCCGACGCGGACGCCAAAGCGTCCTACAAGTTCCCGCACCACAAGGCCGCGGCCAGCAAGGCCGTCGTATTCCGGGCCTGCGCCGCCGGTTTCGCGCGGCTCGGCTCGGCGAGCGTAAGCGAGGCCGACAAGAAGGGGATCGCCCGGCACCTGGGGCGCCACTACCGGGACGACTTCGACATGGATCCACCAAAGCGGGAGGCCGTCGAGCTCTCCGTCGCGTCCCTCGGGGCCGCGATAGGGACGGACGCCGGCCTCGACGCGTGGCTCGAGGCGCACCGGCACACGCTGTCCGTCCTGGGTGGTGGGTGCGTGACGTGCGGGGCCGAGATGGTGGTGGGCGAGGGGATCGATCGGCAGCTCGAGGCGAGCACGATTCGCGTGGAGGGCATGTCGGCACAGGAGGTTAGGACTTTCATTGTGGCCAACGTCGGCCGCGTGATCGATTCGGAGGCGCAAGAGGCGCGCGACAGACTCAGAGCAAACGGGAGGAAATGATGGAGTACACGATCGAGGAACTGCGGGCGCTGATCACGAAGGCGGTGGGAGAGCGTAAGGCCGACTTCGAGCGCCAGTTGAAGGAACTGGAGAAGGCCGGCGCCGGCGCTAAGCCGACCGATGCCGAGAAAGCCGTCGCCGAGAAGGCCGTGCGGGACAAGGCCGCCGCCGACAAGGCCGCTGCCGAGAAGGCTGCCGCCGAACTGCTCAAGCCGAATCCGGACGCGGCAACGCGTACGCTGCCCGGCTTCGAGCGCGTCGCGTCGATCGCGGCCGCGGAGGCCGCCGGCGACCGCGCGGCCGCGACCGCGCTGCGTAACGCGCCCCCGATCAACGGGGCGACCGACGCCGGCGGGACGCTCCAAGACCAAGCGCGTCTCGACGCGATGGCGGCCGAGGGGCTGACGTCGACCAAGGGTCGGTACCGCTTCCCGCACCGCTACCAGGCGGAGGCGCGCGGCTTCAAGTCGCCGATGAACCTCGTGCGTCGGTACGAGCCCGGGGACCGGGCGCTCGCCGTCACGGTCATCCGCCTCCACCAGTTCCTCGCCGTCGGCGATCGGGGTGGTGCGATTCAGTGGATGAAGGAGCGCGCCCTCTCCGAGGGGATCGGAGCGGCCGGCGGGTTCCTCGTGCCGGACGAGTTTGCCCAGGACGTGATCATGCGGCTGGGCGAGCTGACGGTCTTCGCCACGACCGAGTTCCTGCGGGTCTTCCCCATGTCGACCGACGTGATGAAGGTCCCGGTCCTCGACACGCGGCCCGACGTCGACGTGATCCCCGAGAACACCTCGGGCGACACGGGACAGGATCCGGAGATCGGCCAGGTCGAGCTCGTCGCCCGGAAGTTCGGCCGGGTGCTCCCGCTGTCCGAGGAGCTCATCGCCGACGCGTCGATCGCGGTGCTCGACTTCCTGCGCGACCTGTACGCGGAGATCCTCGCCGAGAAGCGGACCGAGATGGTCACGAACGGCACCGGCGCCGGTCAGCCGGAGGGCGTGCGGCAGAACGCGAACGTCACGACCCAGGCGTTCACGGGGACGCAGACGAACGCGGCCGACGTGCTCGACTGGATCGAGGGGATCTTCTGGGGCCTCAAGGCGAAGTACCGCCAGGGCCCGTCGATGTGGATGGCGTCGCAGCTCATGATGGAGACGCTCTCGACCATCAAGGACGGCGTGGGGCGGCCGATCCTCTCGCAGATCACCGACGAGCCGTTCCAGCGGCTCAAGGGGAAGCCGATCTTCGAGAACACGTTCATCCCCGACAACCTCGGGGGCGCCAGCAACGAGTCCGAGCTGATCTTCGGGAACTACAAGTTCTACGCGTTCGGCGACCGGCAGCAGATGCAGGTCTCGACGAACGCCGGCGGGCTGTACTTCCGCGACGACCAGATCGCGTTCAAGGTCACCGAGCGCTACGACGGGCGGGTCGCCCAGGCTGAGGCGTTCGTGCGTGGCACGGGGAAGACCGTATCGTAGGAATCCGTGGCGTAGGACCGTACGCCGCGACCTCGACGGACCACCTCGGCGAGCCACCGCTTGCCGAGGCGCCCGTCGGGTGGTTGTTTCACGGATCACTCTTTTGGAGGGGGCTCTCGTGATCGTTAAGTTCCTGAACGCACACCAGTACCGCGGCCCGCGGACGGACCACCCGGTCCACCCAGCGAGGCCGCGCCACATCTACCAGGTCGGCGATCTCGCCGACATTCCGGCGGACTACTACGAGCGGCACCTCGCGCCGTACCCGTACGCGCAGGTCTACAACGCCGTGGCCGCTGCCGAGGGCGCCGCCGCGGCGCTCATGGAGGACATGCCGATCGAGCAGCTCCGTAAGCTGATCGAGAAACACGGCCTCGATGACAAAATCGAGGGCAGCGGGCCCGGCGGGCGGGCGCTCCGCGAGGACCTGGTCGTCGTGCTGGACGCCCACTACAAGTCGGCCGGACGGACGAAGGCCGACGAGGCCGACATTCCGGAGGACGACGCCCTCGCGCGGCTGCGCGTCGACGATCTCGTCGCCCTGTGCGAGGAGCACAAGGTCGAGGTCGACGGGAGCGGCCACGACGGCAAGGTGCTCAAGGCCGACATGGTCGAGGCCTTGAGCGAGCGTCGGGAGAGCGACACGACCGGCAAGAACGACGAGCCGATCGACCCGCTGGCCGACTAGACGTGCCCGTAGGCGTGAGGCCTGCAACCTCGCTGCGTAGACCAAGCCTCACGGGCTCCAACGGGGACGGATAAGAATGGCATAGATATGCCACACCTATCGGTCCCAATGACGACGGCCCCGACCGGGCCGGGCAGATCAACCGCAACCCACGACGGCCGAGGGGCCGGAGGGAGAGCACACCATGAGCAGCAAACTGAGCGAACGACTTCGAGTCATCCAGCTCCGGGCCCCAGGCGTGACGGCGATCGACGTCGTCGGCACCGGCGTCGCGGCCGGCGCGCCGGGTCCGCATCGGGCGATGGCGATCGTCACCGTCTCGGCCGTCGGCGGGGACGCCGACGAGACGTACGACCTCACGATCCAGGGGTCGAACACGGCGATCGACTCCGGCTTCGAGTCGGCGCATGCGCCGGGCGAGCCGACGGTGATGGCGTTCACGCAGCCGAACGGCGCCCAGGTTGCGAAGGTCGGCCTCAAGCCGTTCAAGTGGTACCGCGAGAACATGGACGTCGCGAACACCACGCCGTCGATCACGTACGGCGTCAACGTCGTCCTCGAGCCGAGCAAGCTCCCGGCGGCGGCCCAGGCGGCCAGCTAGGCGCCGTGAGCAGGAAGAAGCGGAACGGTCGGGGCTCGCGCCCCGGCCGCGTCGCCCAGCCCGAGCACCCGGACCAGCCGGTTGCCCGGGCAACGCCGGGGCGCTGCGACGACTGCGGGTTCCGCGCCGAGACGGAGGCGGAGCGAACCCGGCACCATCGCGCTACCGGCCACCGGTACTGGACGCTGATCCGCGGGCCCAACCCCAGCTACTCGACGAGGTGACGACGTGCCCGACCTGGTCAGCTACGCGACGCTGAAGGACTACCTCCAGCTCCCGAACGACGACAACGAGACGGCGATCACGGAGCTCCTCGAGGACGTCGAGGGCTCGCTCGAGGCGGAGTGCGACCGCGAGGCCTTGCCGTTCCAGGCCGCCGAGGCCGGCCGCGCCGAGTGGCGCGACGGGACAGGGACGGTGCGGCTGTTCACGCACTACCCGATCGCCGTCCTGACGTCGATCACGCTCGGCCGCGACTCCTCAAGCCCGGACGAGACCCTCGACGTCGCTGACGTCGACGTCGTCTCGTTCAGCGTAGGCGAGACGCGGATCACGCGGACCGACGGCGGGAAGTTCGGCGCGTTCCGGAGCCCGCGGAAGATCCTCGTCACGTACGACGCGGCCACGTTCCTCCCGAAGCTCGCCGTGCTCGCCGTCAAGCGCGTCGTCGGCGGCTACGTGCGGCAGTTCGGCGCGGAGGGATTCAAGTCGTTCAAGCTCCTCGACTCGGGCGGCTCGCTCCAGAAGCTCATGGACGAGACGCCGGAGTGGAAGCGCGCCGTCGACCGCTATCGCCGGATTGTGCTCGTCTGATGGGCTACGCCTACGCGGTCCATCTTCGTCGGAAAGGCGAGCGAGGCGCGGCCTGCGCCCCAATGCGCCCATATCCGGAGCGCCGGCTGACGCGTCGCATCGACGACGTCGACTGCGTCAACTGTCACCGGACCGACTACTACAAGCGAACGATGGCGAGGCGACGTGTTCGGACTCGTTGAGGGGCGCCTGAACGCGAGCGCCCAGGGCGTCGCCTGCACCACCTACCGCTCGACGCCAGCGGACGGCGAGGGCGGTTACCAGCGGGACGTCTGGGCCGAGTCTATCGCGTCGCTCCAGATCGCGGTCGCCGAGATCACGGACCGCGACAAGTTCCCGCTACAGGGCGAGGAGACCGACGCCGACTTCCGGGGCGTCGTGACGAAGGGAAGCGACGTCGTCAAGGGCGACGGGATCCAGATCAGCGCGACGGCCCCGCACCACGCGGGGAAGAAGTTCAAGGTCCTCGCCTCGAGGGAGCCCGAGGGCCGATACCTCCGGCTGTTCCTCGAGGAGCAGCCGACGCTCGAGTTCACCTGATGGCGAGGATTCGGATTAGTACGCGCTCCGGCCAGCCGCTCTCGACGCTCGGCAGTCGCGTCATCGACGAGTATAAGCGCCGGGCCCAGGCGGCCGGCGACGAGGCCATGAGCGAGCTCCAGGCCGCCGCGATCGAGACGCTCAGCCAGCCGGGACACGGCCGGACGTACAAGCGCGGCGAGATCGTTCACCGCGCGTCGGCGCCCGGCGAGCCGCCGGCGACGGACACGGGGACGGCCCGACGGACGGTAGGCTGGGTCACCGACGGCGCGCTGCGCTGGCGGTTCGGCGCCGGCTCGATCGTCCTGCTCTGGCTCGAGCGCGGGACGCGGTTCATCCTCCCGCGGCCGTGGATCTGGCAGTCGATCCGCCGGGCGCTACCGAAGATGCGCGCCGCGATCCGTCGGAGGCTCGGCGATGGCTGAGGCGATCGAGTACAAGTGGCGCCGGCGCGCTGTCCGGGAGGCGATGGCGAACGACACCGACCTTCAGGGGACGGCCGTCGTCGCGCCGTACGTCGTCTCGAGGTACCCGGTCGCGAAGAAGCCGGCGGCGATCGTCGTCCTCGGCGTGAGCCCGGGCGGCGCGGGCCGGTTCGGCTGGCGCGGCGGGGTCATCGACAGATATACTGTTGACGTCTTCGTCAACGCGAACGCGGGCGGGGACCTCCAGGAGAAGGCCGACGACGTCGTGACGGCCGTCCTCGGGGCCCTGACCCAGG